CGGAACTGCGCCACAGGAGCATGATGCCATCGAGTTCAAAATTGATCTCGGGAGCAAGCGACTCACCGGATTGATGGGTTGGCTGAGAAGCGATTTGGCGTCCCAGCAGGAAGCGGATATTTTCATCATTCCGCTGAATCCCCCCGGCGAGTTCGGCCATGACAGTCTCGCCAGTGTGAACTCTGCGCTACTGGAATCTGGCGTCACACCCTTCAAGCTTCCTGCAATCTGCGAGTAGCACTCAGCCGTCGATCATCCTGTCTTCAGGTATGCCAGCTGCTTCTCAGGGGCCATGGTGGACGCCGTGGGCTCGCTGGACAGTTCGTGCGCTTGCTGCGCTGCGCATCGGACAAGGATGACGGCCGGGCAGGGTGGCTCAGGCAATTTTGAAGCATTCGCGGGAGGCGAATCATGGTCACCGAACCGGCAATCTACTCAGACTACAAGCACCATAACGGCTACGACATAGCCGTCGAAGTTGCAGGGCCGATCAAGTCAACCCCCGCCGATGCGAGCGACGACAGTTCGCACTATGTGGCCAGGTACTCGATTTTCCACAACGGAAAGGAAGTAGCTGGGTCAGAGGTGCGGCTTCAGCAAAGATTTCACTCCAAGGAAGCTGCAATGCTTGAGGCATTCTCTTTAGGCCGGCGTTCTGCCGACATCCTCGGGTAACGGGGCATGGGCTCCGAGGATGATGTAGCAAACATGCCGCCGCACGAGCTCGCTTTCATGATGGTCGAGTATGTGCGCGACAACGGGGTCAATGGACCGCCGGATTTGCTTCCCGAAATTGAGGATCTGCGATGGGCTGTCGCGACGCTGACGCTCTACTACGACATTCCGCAAAGCTGGAAGCCGTTTGTCCTGATCTGGAAAGCGCTGAAGTCTGATAAGGGAGTGTCCTTCATTCATCTGCAGGGGCTGCTAGAGCCCCTGTTTCTCGAAGTCCAACGACTGCAGGATAAGGCCTTGGCTAAAGCGGCACGGGTCGAAGAGCTGAAGGACTTCGATCTGTTCTAGTGCTTTGTTTTGCCTCTCGGAGTGGAGGTTGTAGCGTCCATCATCAATCCCCGCAGAAGCAGTCGATGTCCTCGGAGATGAGGCCGGCTGCTTCGAAGTCGAAGGCGTCCTGGGTTGCCATGCGTTCGGCATACCAGGCCATGTGGGCGTACTTGGGGCGGTCCTGGCGGAAGACCTGGCCGAAACGCTCTTCGGTGCCTGACCACCACAGAACCCGCGACGGGTCTTCGATGATCGCCCTGTAGAGCTTGTCTTCGCTCTTCTTCCAGCAGAGGTCGCAGTTGCCCATGTCGGAGTCGATGCCCAGGTCGAAGGGTTGCTGGCTCCAGAACTCGGCAACGTCTTCCTTCGTCACTCGATCGAGGTAGAGCGGGGTGTAGTACTCGGAGCGCGAACCACCTCTGTCATTGGCGGCCATCATTCGGTGATATCGCGCAGGCTCGTCGTAGCGGATGCCGGCAATGCTGTCCCAACTCTCGTAGCCAAGGCTCCGCATGTACTTTTCCGCGACCTTGATCTTCAGGTATGCGGTGCACATGTTATTTGAGAAGTTGGGTAGGACCGGGGGGAGGTTCTTTTCCTCCCGACGGTACCGGGCGTAATAGTCAAGCATCATGTCGAACGGCTCACCGTGGCGGCTGGCCGACTTGTAGTCGACCACCCGAAACCATGGCGCATCGTCTGGCTGCCCGTACTCGCGGCACCATTCCAGGTACACGATCTCCGCCTTCCAGCGCTGATCGATCTCGTGGATGAAATCCAGGGTCTCCCAACGCTCTTTCCCAGTGTTCTCGAACAGAGCGTGAACATCTGGCGGGAGTTGGCCTCCATGGGCCAACTGGATCTTGCGCAGCATTGATCCGGACGTGCGCCCGCCGCTGACACCGATCTGCGCCGGGCCAGAGATGCGATAGGGGTTCATGCGTACCTCAGAACAGGGCCATCTGCTCGCCCAGGGCGTGCGATGGCGTGGGGGGATCGGGAAGCGGAGGGGCGACCGGGCGCAGTGGTATGCTCCTCAGCGTTCTCACGGAGGAGCGCACATGCTCAGGGATCTGGTTATTGGCTTCGGGCCGCTGTTGCTTGGCATCGTGCTGGGGCAGATCGCCCCGCGGTTCTTCCCGGGTTGGAATCGTTACTTGGTGCTCATCGCAGGCACCATGATCGGTCTCGCCATCGGCGCCTTGCTCGCCTACCCGCTGAGTGAGGCCTGGCCGAAGTAACGTGCCATCCTCGCCCTGGGCCGCCGATGCGATAAGGCTACTTGGCGGCGGCCCAGCTGATGCCGGCCTGCTGGCAGAGCGCCTTGAAGACGCGGCCACCGAGGCCGCACTTCGCCAGGGCTTGTCGTTCGGTCAGGCCGAGGGCCTGGAAGCTCTGCAGGCGTTCGATGTGTTTGCGGCGGCCGGCCTCGCCCATGTTCCTGAGGGTCAGGTTGGCCTGACCGTCCGCCCGGCCATCGCGGAAGCGGAAGCCTTCCACCTCGGCGAGCCGCTGCAGGACCTTGCGGCCTATGCCGAGCTCGCGCTCGGCCTGGGTGCAGTTCATGAGGCGGGCGACGGCCTTGATGCTGGCGATCTCCACCGCGGTGAAGGTTCTGGCGTTCACGCTGCGGAAGGTGAAGCCGAAGTCCTTGGCGAACCGGCGCAGGGTGTCTGCGTCGATGCCCTTGAGCTCGCTCACCTCGACGGCGCTGTGGGTGCGGGCTAGCTGGCGCAGCTCGGCGAGCATGCCGAACAGCTGCTGCTTGCGCGTTTGCTTGGCCTTGGCCGGCGCCGACTGTTTGCGCACTGGGGCGGTGTGGGCGGGCAGCGGGGCGATGCGCTCGAACCCCGGCAGGATCTGCACAGCGCCGCCCGCCGCCAGGTAGGCGGCCATCTTCTGCTGCAGGTCGATGCTTGCCGGGGTGTTCATGCCGGCACCTGCTGCTGGCTGCGCGCCAGGGACTCGGCCAGCCACTTGGCTTCGCGGATGGTGCGGCGGAAGCCGAGCACACGGCCGGTGCCGATCTCCACGACGCGGACCATGCCGGAGCCGGTGGCCACGACCTGGGCGCGGTAGGTGGTGGGCGCAGGCTGGGTGCGCCGTGACTCGAAGGCCATGCGCGCTTGGCTGCTGAGGCGGAGCATCTCCGCCAGTTCCAGGATGCTCTCCTGGGCCATGGTGATCATGTTCATGGGCACCTCGTTGGGGTTGCGTGCATAGGTCGCCGCCCTGGCCGGAAGTGGTCTTCCGCAAGGTCTTTCGGTAAGGCGGCGGCGTATGAAGGCGGGGTAGTAGGAAGGCCCGGTAGGAAGCCGGGCCGGGTGGAGCGCTTGCTAGCCGGGGAACCGCATGGGAGTGCCCGGCATTGCTCTGTCGGCCAGCGTGCCGCGACCGCCTCCCGTTTGCCGGGCTGCCGGCGACCCGCGGGAGGGCGGGGGATTAGCAGCCAGACGGTTGAGCGACTGCCCGAACAAGGGCCATGAGGCCGGTCTGGATATCGGTTTTTGCGATGGACGCCCAGCGCAGCGGCTCGGCCGCTTCGAAGCGTCGGAACTCGATGCACTCGTCGGTCGCGCCGCTGTGTTCCGTGTAGGGGTAACCACGCAGGTCTTCCTGTCCTGCAGTCGACTGACGTGCCTCGCTCAGCTTTACTTCGCGGTCCGTGCTCAGGCGCCCGGCCAGCTCGGCATGAAGAGCCAGCAGCTCAGCGCCCTTCGCCTTGATGCGGTTCATCAGGTCGATTTCTTCCGGAATCAGTTCGCGGTAACCGGTGATCTTGCGGTGTTGGTTTTCCATGTTGCTTCTCCTCTGGGGGTTTCCCAGATGCCCCTCTGCTGGAAGGGCATCGAGGAACACTCACTGCACCACGCGCAGCTCGTTTCGCGGTATCCAGCGGCCGTTCACCTCCACCATGCAGCCGACGAAGGCGGCGTAGCGGGTGTTGCGCTCGGTCTGGTAGCCGTACCAGGAGCAGGCGCCCCAGGCGAATAGGCGGGTGAGCAGCCAGATGGTGAGTAGCGCGGCGGCCATTACCAGGCTGGCCGCCACGAGCCGCCGGCGCATCAGCGGACCGCCTTCACGATGCTGTTGATGCCCTTGTCCACGGCGCGGCGCACGGTGCGCTGCTCCTTGCTGGCCAGGTCTTTGTGGTACTCGTTGTCGTAGACGACCTGGGCGCGCAGGCAGTAGGTGTCCGGCGCCAGGGTGGTGCTGGTCTTGAGGCCTGTTGCCGCCTGGGTGTCGACGCTGCAGTGGGTGTAGAGCGGGTTGTTGTTGGCGTCCTTGGCGTTGGCGAAGGAGTCGTCGTTGATCTCACCGATGAGGATCTGGTTGCCGAAGTCTTCGGTGATGTCGGTGGTGATCTTGCCGGCGCGGCCGACGTAGAGCATGCCGGCGATCTCGATGCGCACGCCGGCGCGGGAGACGTAGCCCTGGGCGACGGCCTCGGCCGCGCTGTACCAGTCGTCGAACTCGACGATGCGCGCGCCTTCGTAGTCCTTGTCGGTGGCTACCCAGTTCTTGACGGTGACCAGGGCGCCGGAGCCGCTGACGGCGGCGAAGGCGTACTTTTCGGCCACGCTGTCGTCTTCCATCTTGCCGAAGTCATCGACGCCGGCCTTGCCGTGCAGCCAGTACACGATCTCGGCGTGGGCGTCGGACACCTTGATGTCCGCCGGGAGCGGGGCGGTGGTGACGACGTCGGCCTGCATGATGGCGATGCGGCAGTCGCCGTCCTTCAGCAGCTGGGCGTTCTCGACCGAGCCGCCGGTGTTGAGCACCTCGAGCTGGTCGCCGGTGTTCTTGGTGATGGCCTTGCCGATGGCTTGGCCGAGGCTCTCGTAGAAGCCGCCTTCGCCACCGGTGCAGAAGGTGAGCGGGGCAGGGCTGGCGCTGGCCAGGCCGCTGATGGTCAGCAGCACGGCGAGCAGGATGTGGGTCGCTTTCATGGGTGATCCTCGGGTTGGCGTTGCTGGTGCGCCTGCAGGGGCAGACGCTCGAAAACTTGTCCTCCTGACCTGGCCGCCCTGGAGGTTGAGGCGGGGCGCTGTGCGTGCCGGGTCGTTCGCTCGGTTCGGTGATCCTCGGCAGCCGTGGGGTGTTCCCACGTGGGCAGGCTTTCGCACCTGTCTGCTCGCCGGTCGCCGGTAGAGGCACAGCGGTCTGTTTCATCGGTTTACTGACCTCCCACCGATGGAGCCGGGAGTGACCTAGCCGGCTGGGCCGGTTTAGTCGGGCATGGCGTGTGTTGTTAAAGAGCGGTGGCCTTGCGGCCTGGCCGAGGTGAGTCGGCGTGGGATCGAATATAGGAAAGCCTGTTTTGATGGTCAATAGGTATTCCTATATTTATCGTTTGGCGCGCTAACGATTGAGCAGAGCGTTGCAAGCGGAGCGGCAGTTGAAATACTGTATGGATATACAGAAAACAGGAGCAGGGAAGATGGCAAAGCAGAAGTCCCCAGAGCGTCAGGCGAAGCGTGAGCTGACCGGGTTGGAGCGGCTGGGGTTGCGGGTTTCGATGATGATCAATTCGCCCAGGTCGCAGCTTGAGCGCTGCGTGACCGTGTACCGGCTGGACACGGATTCAGCCGAGGACTGGGCGGGGGTGTCGGAGTTGCTGGCCGAGGAGGATGCGGTGGCGGTGACGCCGAACGAGGATGGGTCTGTGACGCTGCGGTGGGATCTGCCGACCGGGGAGGATCGGGCGGGGGAGGAGGGGGAGATCGAGGTGGTGGAACAGGATGTGATCCCGTTCTGATGGGATTGCAATCAGCTGCAAATGAAAAGCCCCGCATCAGCGGGGCTAGTATTTGGCGCATTCTGCGTGAAAATCTCTCGTCTTCATGCCTGCCTGCGTTGCCATCGACTTTATCAAGTCGTTAGAGAACGGGGCTTTTGGGCAGTCTACCGTGACGATCCATCTTCCTTTCTCTGTGGTCTTCACCCACTTCTCGTGACTGGTGCCAGTTCTAGGCCGGAGCTCGAAACCCATTCCCAGAAGTGCGTCCTTAACCTGCTTACAGGTTAGCGGGTGAAGCCTCGGCATTAAGCGAGCTTCAGAGGCATGGCGTCCTTAAAGGCGAAACGGTTCTTTATCCCGCTCACATGGGCATACAGTCGCAGGTAGTGGTAACGCAGCCGCTGCGAAATCGGGGCTTTGCGGCTCAGTAGCTGAGCGGCGTACGGGCGATCCTCGCCCTCGAAGATATCAACCAGGTAGCTATGGATCTGGTCGTGAAGCTTGCGCTTCACTTCTTCTGTCGACTCACCCTGAACAGCAAGACAGAGGTCGATGCAGAACGCTTGCCACACGCCTTCCTTCTTCTCGATGTAGCAGCGAAGTAAGATTTCGTTTGGTCTCATTCGGCTTCTCCGTACGGTATGCATGTGAACAACTTGTGCATAACCGTTTGACAACTTTGGGCGGCGATTATCTATTCGTCAAACGGATTGCACAATCGAGCGCGCCACGAAATTTGTAACGGGCCGGTGCTGTAAATCTTTAGCGGCGCGGTTGCCCGATAAATGGCATGGAATTAGTCAAACAACAGGCGGGAAAGGTTTCCCCTGCCTGTAGCGTCGATAATTTGACTAGAGCTTTTGAGCGTTCCAAACCAGCAGCACCCTGGCCTGGATGTAGGTGTCCTCGATGCGGATTCGCTTCGGTGGGTAGAGCACAGCATCTGCTGACACCATCAGGAAGTGTTCTGCGTCTTCCACCTGGAGGCTCTTGATGTAGAACAGACCCTGCCAGATGAAGGCGTAGATGCCGTCGCCAACGAACTCCCTGACGCTGACATCGCTGAGCAGCGGGTCCATGTGCTGGATCTTGGGCGCCATGGACTGGCCGTCACCGCTGATCAGCTTGAGGTGAGAGGGGTCCTTGTAGGTTATGCCCAGCTCCCGCAGGTACTGCTGGCTCACCGTCACGTCGCGGAACATCTCCGGGTAATCGTGAACGAGCTTGCCGTGGCCCATGGCGCCCTGCACGTCGTAATGGGCGATGCGGATCTCGTCGCCCACCAGCGCACGCCGCGAAAAGTCCGCGGTTATGACATTGCTGGTCTGCACCGCTTCGGCCACGGTCTGCTGGACGGCCTGGGCGATCTGGTCCCGCGCGCTGGCGCTGAGGCCCTTGTGCTTGCTGAGCATGGCCAGGACCTTATCGGCGGCGCCTGAATTCATGGCTCCGTAGCTGCCTGGCTGCTCACCGATTCCATTTCCCCCACCCGAGACCATCTCGCCGGTGCCGTTCTCCAGCCAAAGGGCATTGACCCCGCACGTCCTCGCGATGCTGGCATTGAAGGACGAAGACACAGACTTTCCGCGCTCGAGGTCGGAGATAGACGTCTGCGTGATACCGACCTTCGCGGCCAGTTCGCCCTGGGTGAGGTTGGCGTGCTTTCGCGCCGCCTTGAGCCGGTCTTTGTATTCCATCTGCTGCCTTATATAGGTGCGCCTATATCCTTGCAAATAGGATTGCCTATGGATATCTTTTATAGGAATTCCTATGGAGGATTCCGGATGAGCATCTATGAGCGGCTAGTCGACTGCTTCGGTAGCCAGGAGAAAGCAGCCCGCGCCCTCGGGGTGAAGCAGGGGAGCGTTTCTGGGTGGGTTACCGGCAAGCACGGCATGAGCGCCGTCGTCGCCATTCGGGCGGAAGAGGCAACCGGTGGCCAGTTCAAGGCTGCAGACCTCTGCCCCGATCTGAGGCGCGCCTCGGTCGCCTGAAGCGCCGAAGTGTTGTGTGAGTTGAGCAAGGCCGAGTTCTTCATGGCCCCACGATAACGACAGGAGCAGAAGATGACACTGTCCAGTTCCAGACAGGGTATGACCCGCGACCAGGTGCTGGTGGCACATGCGGCCGAGATGATTGCCCGCACTTCCTTCAGCCAGGACCGGTTCGCCCAGGCCCTGGCCGCCAAACTCCAGGAGCTTACGCCGGCCAAGGCGGCCGACTCGAACTTCCCAGATTTCGCTCAGCTGGCTGCTGCTGGCGATGCCGAGCCCTTCCTCAAGGCGACCGCCTCCTGGCTGAAGCGCGTTCAGCGCTGGCTGGCCGGCGAGATCGATCTACCGGCCTGGATCGAGGAAGCCTGGGTGCAAGCCCTGGACGATGAGTACCGCGAGCGCTGCATCAACGAGCTGGCCGCTCGCTATGGGTTGGTAGGTGCTCGCGCCCTGGCTGGCGATGCATGCCCTTTGTCTGCGTTCGGTCAGTTGGTGGCACGCCTGGGAGGCGCTGTAGAGGCCGCTGGCGCCGTGCTGGCTGACCAGAAGATCGACGCGGCCGACCTGCCGTTGCTGCCTGAGGCGATCGAGAAGCTGCTGGCGGTGGAGTCTCGCGCTTGCGAGATCCGCCGGCAGATGGAGAACGTTCTCGCGCTGCACGGCCAGGCTTCGCCGCTGCGCGTGGTGGGGTGAGCCATGGCCGGCGACTGGATAAAGATGCGGACCGACCTGCTGACTAGCCCGAAGGTTGTCCGCATGGCGTCCGCTTTGAATGCGGACAGATTTCGGATAGTCGGCGGCTTGCTGTCCGTCTGGAGTCTTTTTGATGCGCACTCCGCCGACGGATCGCTGACTGGCTACTCGCTGGAGTCGCTTGATGATCTCGCAGCTTGGCCAGGATTCGGAGCCGCGATGGTGGCCGTTGGCTGGCTGATTGTGGAGGCGGAAAGCCTTGATCTGCCTAGGTTCGACGCGCACAACGGGGCATCCGCCAAGCGCCGAGCGCAGGACGCTGACAGGAAGAGGGAAGTCCGCAGCGCGTCCGCTTCCGATGCGGACAAAAAGCGGACCAGAGAAGAGAAGAGAAGAGATAAAGAACAACAACAGGGGGAACCGCCCGAGGATGCCCGCCAGCGCTTCGTGATGGTGGAGACCTGGAAGCCGGACGAGGTGAGCCTGGCCACCCACCTGAAGATGATCGGCGTGGCGGCTGAGCAGGTGACCGACGAGGTGGTCGCCGAGTTCGTGTCGTACTGGCTGACCCGGCCCGAGACGGCGAACAACCAGGGCGGCTGGTGTCGCGAGCTGGTTGCCTCGATCAAGCGCGCTGCTGCGCGCACTGCCGCCAAGCCTGCCCAGGCCGCCCGCAACGGGCGGACCAGCCAGCACACCGACCTGAAATCCCAAAATCTGCGTGACGGCCTGGAGCCCAATCCCGATGGAACCTACTCGTTCTAACCGCCCGAGTTCGCTGGGCGACAGTCTGGCGCGCCTGCAGAAGTCCGCCGGGATCACCGGCACGGCGCCGGCCAAGTGCCCGGCCCATGGGGACTACATCGCCAACAAGCTGCGCGACGACGTGCTGTCCGGTTGCCCGGAATGCGCCCGCCAGCGCCTGGCCGAGCAGGAGGCCATCGACCGCACCGAGCAGCAGCGCCTGGCCGTGGCGGCGAAGCTGGAGCGCCAGCTGGGCCAGGCCCTGATTCCGCTGCGGTTCAAGACGAAGACCTTCGCGAACTACCGGGCCGAGACGGAGGCGCAGCGCCTGGCGCTGACCATCTGCCGTGGGTATGCAGCGGAATTCCCGGAGCACGCCGGCGCCGGCCGTTGCCTGCTGCTGCTCGGCCATGTGGGAAACGGCAAGACGCACCTGGCGGCGGCGATCGCCGCCGAGGTGGTGGAGCAGCACCGGCGCAACGTGCTGTACACGACTGTGGCCCGGGTGTGCCAGCAGGTGAAGGCGAGCTACGGGAAGGAGGCGGAGCAGTCCGAGCGCGAGGCGCTGGAGATCTTCCGGACGCCTGACCTGCTGATCCTGGACGAGGTCGGCGCCAGCTACGGGACGGACTTCGAGCGGATGGTGATGTTCGAGGTGGTGAACGCCCGCTACGAGGATGTGAAGCCGACCATCGTGATTTCCAACCTGGCCGCGCCGGCCCTCTCCGGCGCCCTGGGTGACCGGACTGTGGACCGGCTGCGCGAGGGCGGTGGCCTGGCGGCGGTGTTCGACTGGGCCAGCGCGCGGCGGGAGGTGGATCGTGGTTGATTGGCGCCGGGCGCTGTGCATGGCCGACCCGCAGTTGGTCGAGGCTGCAGCGAAGGAGGCCGGGGTGGTCGGGCAGTTCGATCTGGCCGGGCGCTTTGCGGTGGTCTCCGGCTGGGGTGGGCGCCCCTGGTTCGCGCCCCTGGACGACGACGCGGACTGCTTCCAGCTGGCCACGCGGTTTGATGGTCTGCAGCTGGACCAGATCGTGGCCAAGGCGCTGGCGACGTTCAGCCAGCCGGACCTGGTGCTCCAGTACGTGCGGCGCGAGGTGGTGCTGGCGGTGGTGCAGATTTCTTTGATGACCGAGGAGGAGCGGCATGAGCATGGCCGGTGAACGCTGCTGGGCGGAGATGCGGGACGACGAAGGCCGGATGGTGCCGGGCTGCTGGGTGACGCCGGAGGGTTACATCGTGAGCCTGTGCCGGCTGACGAAGACGCCCTTCACGGTGATCCGCCCTGGCGATCGCGCGCCGTTCGCCTATCTGGGTGACGAGGCCGAGGTGGTTCGGATGATCCAAGCTGACCAGTTGGCCAGGGCCGGGGAGGGCGTATGCGCCTGATCTGCCTGATGGCCGGCTGCCGGTGGGATGCCGGCGTGGTGATTGTGTTGGGCGGGGAGCAGCTGCGCCTGCGGGTGTGCATGCGCTGCAGCGCGCACAAGCTGGTGGGCCTATGACGAAGGCCGCCCAGCTGCGCAACGTGGCCCAGGTGGTGACCTGGTGGTGCGGACGGCTGGAGGCGAACCGTTCGGTAAGCGCCAGCTACAGGGCGACGATGCTGAGCCTGGCGCGCCGCCAGGTGGTGCCGAGGCTGGGCAAGGTGACGCTGAAGCAGCTGGACCGCGCCACGGTGGACGATCAGCTGGTGTGGCCGATGCAGGCCGAGGGGCTCTCCCCGCACACCGCGCACAAGGCGCTGCAGGTGCTGCTTATGGCGCTGGAGCTGGCCGCTGTGCAGAAGCGTATCGAGCGGAACCCGCTGGCGGGGGTGAGCTTCAAGGACTTCTGGTCCGGCAAGCTGCAGCCGAAGGCGGCCGGGCTGCTGCCGGTGGCGGTGCCGACCCTGCTGAACAACCTGTGCGATGCCTTCGACCGGCAGCCGGTGGCTGCGATGCTGGCGCTGACGATGTTGGCCCAGGGCAACCGCATCGGCGAGACGTGCCTGGCCCGTCGGGCTCAGATCAGCATGATCGAGCGAGTCTGGATCTTCCCATCGCAGAACACGAAGACCCGCGAGGAGCTGGTGGTGCCGCTGACCGAGCAGATGTGCGCGCTGCTGACTCGGTACTGGCTGGCGTTGCCACCGTCACGCCAGGGCAGCCCGTGGGTGTTCCCGGGGGTGAACGGCAAGCCGCTGAGCGCCAAGCAGGCCAGCGCGCTGATCAAGGAGCTGAGCGGCGGGGAGTGGACGAGCCACGACCTGCGCAAGCTGGCGCGCACGGTATGGGCTGAGATCGGTATCGACTACCTGGTGGGGGAGATGCTGCTGAACCACTCGGTGGGCACGCTGGCGAAGACGTACATCCGCACCACCGCTGACCAGCTGCGCCGAGAGGCGTTGGAGCGGTGGCATGCATGGTTGGATGCGCGCGGGTTCACCGCCGCGCACGGCCTGAAAAGCGAACAAACCGGAATTTCCACAAACGCTGCCTAGCCCAGACGGGGCGGGGCTTTCGGGCGTTTTTGGGATTTCTACCAGAGGAAGATCAGGAAAAGGGCGGGGAGGGGTGAGATGAAGAAGCGGACGTATGCAGGTAAGGCGCTGGGTGACACCGAGTGGTTGCTGGAGCAGTGGGGCTGGTGGCGCATGGATGGGATGGGAGTGCCGCGGTATGTGTCGCCGTCCTATGTGCTGATCCGGGACAACACGAACTGCATGGGTGGCATCAAGAACTACGCCATCATCGATGACGTGGCGCTGGCGGTGGATGCAGCTGTGGCCAGGCTGTCGAGCAGGGATGAGCAGATGGGCACGTTCGTGTGGCTGTACTTCGGTGCGAAGTGGCCGGCACTGCGGATCGGCCGGGAGAGCGGCATGGGGGAGGCGAAGGCGCGGGAGCTGATCAAGGCTGGTGTGGCGTGGATCGATGGGGCCATGGAGAAATTTCGCGAGGCTGCGTAAAAAAGCTTTCCGCGCGGATAAGCACCTGCTTTCATGGCACCGTGTCTGGCTTTCCGGACAGCGACACCACACTCAAAAGCCCTGGCAGAGATGCCGGGGCTTTTTCGTTCTTGCTCCGCGCAGTTCCCCCCAGGCTGCGCCCTCTGCCCCAGCTCCTGGGGCGTTTTCTTCGAGAGCTGACCCATGCCTGAGAAAGACCCGAACAACTGGGCTGTGCTCTGGGATGCGGTCTCCAACTCCGCCACATGGCAAGGGGCAATCATGGCTAGCATCATCGCCTTCTTGCGCGTCCTCTACGACGGGAAGGAGACCCGCTGGACTCGCATCGGTCTGGAGTCCCTCATCTGCGGCGCGCTTTCCTTATGCGCATCCAGTGGGCTGAGCTTCTTCGGTGCCCCTGAGAGTCTGAGCGTCACCGTCGGTGGCTCGATCGGCTTCCTGGGAGTGACCACCATCAGGGAGTTCCTGGTGCGCTGGGCAGGCAAACGGGTGGACGGCTGAGCGTGCTGAATGATCAAGGTCTCGTTCGGCGGCCTGCGTGAGCGCCTGCAAACGCTGGACCGCCTGGAGCGTGAGCAGCTGCCATTCGCTGCCGCACTGGCGCTGACCAGCACCGCTCAGGTGGTGGCTGATGACCTGCGTGCAGAGATGCAGGTGGTATTCGATAGACCCACACCAGCGACCCTCAACAGCCTGTTCATTCAGCCTGCTACCAAGCAGAGGATGGAGGCGCGGGTCTGGATCAAGGATGGCGGATCAGCAGGCCCTGCTGGCCGCTCGGTGGGCGGCACTGGTGCATGGGGCAAGGGAAGGGCAGCCATCAAGTGGCTGACGCCTGAAGTCTTCGGTGGGCCGCGTGATGACAAGGGTGTCGAGCGTCTGCTGCGCCGCCGTGGCGTGCTTGCCCAAGGGCAGTACGTGGTGCCCGGAGAGAAGCTGCCGCTGGATCAGTACGGCAACGTCAGCCGCGGCACGCTGAACAAGATTCTGTCCGGTGCCAGCCTGTTCACCCAGGAGGGCTACAGCGCCAACGCCACAGGCAGCAAGCGCAGCCGGGCCAAGGGTAACGCCAAGCGTTACTTCGTCATGCACGACAGCAACCGCAAGCCATTCGCCATCGCTGAGCGCACTGGCTTGGGCAGGTCTGGGTTGCGTGTGGTGCTGGCCTTCACCAAGAGGCCCAGCTACAGCAAGGCGCTCGACTGGTATGCCATCGCCGAGCGCTCTGCAGAGCAGTCGCTACCTATCGAGTTCGAGAAGGCCATGGCGCAGGCGCTGGCCACCATGCGCCGTCGATAGGGCCACCCTATGGCTTTGGGTCCTCCCTGGTGGGGGCCCCTATGAGGGTAATTCGAGCCCCGCGCGCCAAATATGTATGACCGATTTCCGGAGGTTGGTTGTTGTTTAGTCATGAGCAAAAACGAAACAACCAGGCAGCCGGGATGGTTGAACAAATCCGAGATGGCGAAAAGTCTCGGCATTTCCCCGCAAGCCTTCGACAAATGGGGCGTTGAGCCCGTCGCAAGGGTTGGTCGGGAGGCTTTCTATCGCGTGCAAGATGTGGTGCAAAACCGCCTCGATCACGCCAGCAGGAAACAACAACCTGATGGGCTCGACGCGGAAGGTCTCGATCCGCTGGCCGAGCACAAGCTGACCCAGGAGAAGCTCCGGCTGACCAAGGCGCAAGCCGACGCCCAGGAGAAGAAGAATCAGGTCACCGACAAGCAGTTGGTACCAGTCGCTTTCGCGACCTTCGCGCTGGCCAGGATCGCGGCGCAGATCGGTTCGAAGCTGGAGACGGTTTGTAAGACGGTGAGCCGCCGTCACCCGGAGCTTGATCCGCGCATTCTCGAGGCGTTTGAGCGGGAGCTCGCCATGGCTCGCAACGTCGCCGCTGAGTTTGGTGACGATCTACCGGGAATCCTCGATGACTACCTCGCAACCCTGGATTCATGACCTCGGAAGTGCGGTCAGGGTAGGGCTGCAGGCGCTGTACAAAGAGCCGCCGATGACGGCGGTGGAGTGGGCAGACAGGCACTTCTATATGTCCGCCGAGTCCTCGTACAACGAGGGCCGATGGAAGACCGCCCCGTTCCAGGTCGCGATTCTGAACGCGATGGGCAACGACCTCATCCGGGTAGTGAATTTCCGGAAGTCAGCGCGGATCGGCTACACCAAGCTGCTGATGGCCAACATCGGCTATAAGATCCATCACAAGCGCCGCAACGTGATGATGTGGAGTCCGACTGACCCGGACGCCGAAGACATCAGCAAGAGCCACGTGAACGGCCTGATCCGGGATGTCCCGGTGTTGCTGGACCTGGCGCCATGGTTCGGCCGCAAACATAGCGACAACACCCTGGACCAAAAGGTCTTCTCGAACCGTCGCACGCTGTGGATTCGCGGCGGCAAGGCCTCCCGCAACTACCGCGAGAAGTCCGCGGACGAGGTGATCTACGACGAGCTGTCGAAGTTTGATGCCGACGTAGAGGGCGAGGGCGACCCGGTAACTCTGGGCGACAAACGCCTGAACGGCGCCGTTTACCCCAAGTCCATCCGCGGCTCTACGCCGGGGAAGGAAGACACCTGTCAGATCACCAAGGCGGCAGACGAATCACCGTATCGGTTGAATTTCCACATCGCCTGCCCGCACTGCCAGCAGGAGCAGATGCTGAAGTGGGGCGGCAAGGACTGCGCTTACGGCCTCAAGTGGGAGAAGAACGCCCTCGGCGAGGCTGAGAAGGCGTGGTACCTGTGCGAGCACTGCACCGCCATCTTCTTCCACCAGGACATGGTGCTGGCATCCGAAGCCGGCCGTTGGGTCTGCGAAGTCACCGGCATCTGGACTCGGGACTCGATGGACTGGTTCGGAGCCGATGGCGAGCCGATCCGGACGCCGCGCTCCGTGACTTTCCTGTGCTGGGCGATGTACAGCACCTGGTCCACATGGCTCTCGCTGGTGGACGAGTGGCTCAAGGTCAAGGGTGATCGCGAGAAGCTGATCACCTTCATCAACACCACCCGCGGTGAGGTGTGGATTGAGGACCAGGGCGACCGCGTCGAGTGGGAGCTGCTCTACGGTCGCCGGGAGATCTACCCGAACACGGCGCATGTCCCAGAGCAGGCCCTGGGCCTGTTCGGTGGTATCGACACCCAGGACGACCGATACGAGGGCAGGGTCTGGGCCATCGGCGCCGGCGAGGAAAAGTGGCTCATCCACCGATTCATCCTCGGAGGTGACCCAGCGAGCGCAGAGCTGCGCCGCAAGGTAGGCATAGAGCTGCAGCGTGAGTTCAAGCGCCCGGATGGGACGCCCATGCGGGTGGAACGGTGGTGCTGGGATGCTGGCGGCCACTACTCGGACGAGGTTGCCGAGGAGAGCGTGAAGCACGGCGTGCGCTGGGTGATCCCGATCTTCGGGGCCAGTACCTACGGCAAGCCCATCGCCAACTTCCCGCGGCGCCGCAAGAACAAGGTCTACAAGACCGAGGTCGGCACCGACAACGCCAAGGAGCTGATCTACAGCCGTCTGCGCATCCAGGTGCCGCAGCCCTGGTCGGCCACGCCAGGCTGCATCCACCTGCCGCTGATCGACTGGTGTGATGAAGACGAGCTCAAGCAGCTCACCGCTGAGCGCAAGAAGCCGGTGATGGTGAAGGGCAAGCGCGAGCTGCGCTGGGATTCAGGCGGCCGCCGAAACGAGGCCCTCGACTGCCTAGTGTACGCAATCGCCGCGCTGCGCATCAGCCAACTGCGCTTCGGTTTCGACCTCGATGCACTCGAAGTTGCACGCCTCGCCACGGCGCGCCCGGTCAAGGCCGAGGTTGTAGCCAAGCGAATCAACGACCAATCCGCCCAGGACGCAAATGCCGCGTTCCTGAGCACAACAGGTAATAGCCCATGGCTGTGACACTTTCTCAGGCGAAGCAGATGCTGCAGCGGTACCTGACTGCCGAGCAGGAGGTACTTGAAGGCCGTACCGTCAGCTTCGGTGGGCGCACGCTGAGCATGGCGGACCTGGACGAGATCCGCTCCGGCCGCCAGGAGTGGGAGCGCAAGGTAAACCGCGCGTCGAGTGGCGGTAGCGCGCCGTATAAGCTGGCGACCTTCGAATGAACTGGCTCGATCGGTTGCTGGCTCCGCTGGCGCCAGGGTTCGTGGCGCAGCGCCTGCGACACCAGGCCGTCATCCAGGCCTATGAGGCAGCGCGCCCGACTCGCACGCACAAGGCCAAGGGCGAGACGCGCAGCGCGAATGCTGCGCTGCAGGCCGCCGGCCGATCGCTGCGCGAGCAGTGCCGCTGGCTGGACGAAAACCACGACATTGTCACTGGCATCTTCGATCGCCTGGAAGAGCGGGTGGTGGGCGGCGCGGGAATCGGAATCGAACCACTGGTGCTTGGCCTGGACGGCGAAGTGCACCTGGAGTTCTGCGCCCAGATCAAAACCGCCTGGGCTGAGTGGTCGCTGAACCCGGAGACAGCTGGCGAGCTGACGCGCCCGCAGATGGAACGCATGGTCTGCCGTACCTGGCTGCGTGACGGCGAGGGCCTGGCGCAGAAGGTAATGGGCAACGTGGCCAACTATCGCCACCTGACCAGGGTTCCGTTTGCCCTGGAGCTGCTCGAGCCGGACTACCTGCCGTACGACTACAACGATATCTCCAAGGGGATCATCCAAGGCATCGAGCGCGACGCCTGGCGGCGGGTGCGAGCCTATCACCTGCTGAAGGCCCACCCGGGCGACCTGGGCCAGGGCATCTACCAGAACACCAAGCGAGTAGATGCTGATCGCGTCATCCACATCGCCTATCGCAAGCGAATCGGCCAGAACCGTGGCGTGCCGCTGCTGCACGCGGCGTTGATCCGCCTGGCTGACCTGAAGGATTACGAGGAGAGCGAGCGCATCGCGGCGCGGATCTGCGCCGCGATTTCCTTCTACATCAAGAAGGGCGAGCCCCACGACTACGACGAGAAGAATGCTCCCGAAAAGCGCGGTTCCTTCCCCATCGCCCCCGGCATGGTCTTCGACGACCTGCTGCCGGGCGAAGACATCGGCATGTTCGAGAGCAACCGCCCGAACCCGATGCTGGAGGGCTTCCGCAACGGGATGCTGCGCGCGGTAGCTGCTGCTGGCCGGTCGGCCTACTCGACCGTGGCTCGCTCCTACGACGGTACTTACTCGGCTCAGCGCCAGGAGCTCGTCGAGGCCCAGCTTGGTTACGACCTGCTGCAGCACGAGTTCATCGACTCCTGGAGCCGGCCGGTCTATCGCACCTGGCTGCCGCTGGCCATCGCCGCCGGCGTGCTCAAGCCGCCAGCCGACGTCGACCTACGCACGCTCTATGCGGCGGTCTACCAGGGGCCGGTGATGCCGTGGATCAACCCGATGCACGAGGCCCAGGCCTGGGAACTGCTGGTCAAGGCGGGCTTCGCCGACGAGGCAGAGGTTGCCCGCTCGCGCGGCCGCGACCCGCAGGAGCTGAAGCGCGCCCGCATCGGCGAGATCAAGAAGAACCGCGAGGCGGGACTGGTGTTCAGCTCCGACGCCTTCCACGACCTGCCGGTGCCGGACCAGCTCACTGCCGTTGAAGCTGTGCAGAAGGCCTACCTGGGTGTCGGGAAGATGATCACCGCCGAGGAGGCGCGCGAGCTGGTCAACCAGCACGGCGCGGGCCTCACCGGACCAACACCAGATTTTTCCGAGACGCTATCTAAAGGAGACGGCGATGCCCGCACCGACAACTCGTCTGGCGAGTGAGCCAACCGACATCCGGCGCGGCATCACTGCCTACGCCGGTCAGGGTGGAGGCCCTGCAGCGATCGCCCTCTATGGTGTGATCGGAGTGGACTTCCGCGCGAAGGATTTGGCCACTGCACTGGCTCAATACTCCAAAGCGAAAACCCTCGACATCTACGTGCATTCGGCGGGCGGGTCGGTCCTTGAGGGGCTGGCCATGTACAACATCCTCGACCGCTTTGAGGGCCACAAGAGGGTGTACATCGACGGGATAGCAGCGTCGATGATGAGCGTTGTTATCTGTGCTGCGGATGAAATTCTGATGCCGGAGAACACGCAGATCATGGTGCATCTACCGCGCATCGGTCCCAACGATGGCGGCCTGGTGGCGGATGAGCTGCGAGATCTTGCCGACGCTTTGGACGGATACGGCGAGCGCATGCTGGACGCCTACATGCGTCGCACCAAGCTGCCACGCGAGCAGCTGTTGGAGATGACCCGGAAGGAAACCTATCTCAGCGCCATGGATGCGCTGTCGTTGGGTTTCGCCGATTCCGTCATGTTGCCACTGGATCTGGTGGCCCAAATCAACCTTGACTCACCGGAGACCGTGGCCATGCCCGATACCACTGTAATCACTACCCCGGCCACCGCGCCGACACAGGAGCCGACCGTGCCCAACACCGCCCAACCTCAGGCCATTGCAGCCCCTGTCGTGTCCGAGGCCGAAGTTTTGGCCAAAGTGCAGGCAGCAGAAGCAACTCGCCGCACTGGCATTACCACTGCGTTCGGGGCCTTCGCGGTCTCGCATGCGGATCTGCTGAACGCATGCCTTCTCGACATGAAATGTACTGTCGATCAGGCTCAGGCCAAACTCCTGGCGAGGCTTGCGGAGGACACCACCCCGTCTGCAGGCCCGCAAGGCCGTAGCGGAGCTAACGCCCACATCCACGCCAGCAATGGCAATCTGGTTGGCGACTCCGTCCGCGCCTCTGTGATGGCCCGCGCCGGCCACGCTGAGATCGAGGCCGGCAACAACTACAACCACATGAGCCTGCGCGAGCTGGCTCGCGCCTCCCTGGTGGATCGCGGGGTGGGTGTAGCGACTCTCAACCCCATGCAGATGGTCGGCCTGGCATTCACCCACACCACCAGCGACTTCGGCATCATCCTGATGGATGTCGCCCACCGTTCGATGCTGGCGGGCTGGGACCTGGCGGAAGAGACCTTCCAGCTGTGGACCAAGAAGGGCGAGCTGAGCGACTTCAAAACCGTCAACCGTATCGGCCTGGGTGAGTTCCCGTCCCTGCGCCAGGTGCGCGAGGGGGCGGAGTACAAGTACATCACCATCGGCGAAAACAGCCAGAAGATCGCTCTGGCCACCTACGGTGAAGTGTTCAGCATCACCCGTCAGGCCATCATCAACGACGATATGAACTTGCTCAGCGACATCCCGCGCAAAATGGGTATGGCCGCCAAGGCAACTATCGGCGACCTGGTGTACGGCGTGCTCATCGCCAACGCCGCGTTGGCTGACGGCGTGGCCCTGTTCCATGCCACCCACAAGAACCTGCAGACCGGCGCCGGCTCCGCCCTCAGCGTGGATAGCCTGGACAAGGCCCGCTCGCAGATGCGCACCCAGAAGACCAGCTCCGGCTCTGGCGCCGAGCGGCCGCTCAACATTCGTCCGGCCTACGTGTTGACCCCGGTCGGCCTGGAGTCGAAAGCCCGCCAACTGATCACCTCCAGCTCGGTGCCGACCGCCCAGGTGAACGCCGGTGTAACCAACCCGATCCAGAACTTCGCGGAGGTCATCGGCGAGCCTCGTCTCGACGACGCATCGGCCACTGCTTGGTATCTGGCTGCTCAGCAGGGCTCCGACACCATCGAGGTGGCATACCTCAACGGTGTCGACACCCCGTACATGGAGCAGCAGCAAGGCTTCACTGTCGACGGCGTGGCCACCAAGGTGCGCATCGATGCTGGTGTGGCCCCGCTGGACTTCCGCGGCCTGCAGAAGGCCAACGGCGCCTAAACACCCTCCGCCCCCAGAGAGCCCCGCATAGAGCGGGGCTTTTTGTTTCCGCTTCCCCCAAGCCACAGGAGAGAACCCCATGGCCAAGAATTACGTGCAGGACGGCGATTCGCTGACCCTGATCGCTCCCGCTGGCGGCGTCGTGTCCGGCAACCCCTATGTCATTGGTGCCCTGGCGGTTGTTGCGCTGGTGACCGCCGCCGCCGGCGAACCCTTCGCGGCTCGCGCGACTGGCGTCTTCCGCCTGCCGTGCGCCACTGGCCTGGCCCAGGGCGCCAAGGTCAGCCTGAAAGATGGCGGCCTGGTCGCCGATGGCACCGCCTCGTCCATCCCGTTCGGCAAGCTGACCGCTGCCGAGGACGACGGCTTCGCCGACTGCCGCCTGAGCAACTGACCGTGGAAGGCCGATTCACGCGGGCACAGCACCGCTTGCACCGCGTGGGCTCGGCTCGGCTGGCCGATTCGATTGGCAGCTACCAGGAGAACGGCGCCACGGTGGCCGAGGACCTGGAGTTGCAGGTCGATCAGCAGTGGGGCGAGTTTGGCGCCGGCGATGCATTCGCCGCCGGCGTCAAGTTCGTCACCTGGCACAAGTGCCGCCTCGATTCAGCCTCGACCGGCGGCCTGTTCCTCGTCGGCGCCGAGAGGTTCCTCGTAGAGAAGATCCTTGCCGACGACGGCCACATGGTCACTGCGGCCTGCATGGTGCAGTCATGAGCAACATCATCACCCAGGTTCGCCAGGCGCTGCTCGCCAGGCTGGGGACCATCCTCACAAGCAACGGGTACCGCACCAACATCGGCGGTGCAGTGAAGGCGGGGTGGTTCAACGAGATTGCCAAGCCTGGCAGCGTGCCGGCCACCGGCATGGTGGTTGTGCAGCGGGGCAAGGGAAAGGAGCCCAAGGGCGGCGGCAATGCCCTGCGCACGTACACCGGCTTCAGCGTCATCGGTGCTATCTCAGCAGGCCTGGAAGGTTACGAGGATGCGATCGAGGACATCGAGCTGGATCTGCTCCAGTGCCTGACCCCTACGGAAGGCGTGTTTCCCGAATGGCTGCCCAAGCTCGCGCCGAACCTCACTGTTGGTTCACCCGAGCCGGTACCGCCAGGTGAGGGCCTGTCGGCCGCCACCGTTCTGATCCCCATCCACATCATCACCATCGTCGACTCCATCGACCACTGAGGGCTACACCATGCCGCATATCAAAGAAACCGCCCTGATTGGCGGCCGCTTCAAGCTGGGCAAGGCCGGCGGCCGCGCGCCGACCGACTTCATCGGCCTGGTGTCCACCGCCCAGGAACAGATCGAGCAAACCGAGATCCGCCTGCCGGATACCACCACCCCGCAGGGCGGCACCTACGACACCTTCGCCCGGGTCGATCGCTTCTTCCTGACCCTGGCCCTGCGCGAGATCAACTCCCGTAACCTGGCCAACGCCCTCTATGCCGATATCGCCGAGGTGCCGAGCACCGCGGTAGTCGCCGAGCAGGTTGTGCTCGGCGCGGGCAAAACCACCGCCCTGGCCCTGATGCCGCTGGAGATCACCAAGGTGGAGATCGACAGCACCGAATACGACGAGGACATCGACTGGCGCATCACCGGCGCTGGTATCGAGGTCATCGAGGGCAGCGCACTGGCCGACTACATCGCTGCCCAGCTGGGCACCAAGTCCGCCAGCAGCGCGCCGAAGGCCGGCGGCAACACCGGCAACGGCACAATGGGTGCGGTCACCGTGACCAGCGCCGCCGTCGGCGCCTACACGGTCACCTTCACCTCTGCCACTGCCTTCAACGTCACCGGCCCGGCCGGTTCCGTGGGCAGTGGTACTACCGGCACCCTGTTCAACACGGGCGGCCTGAGCTTCACCATCACTGCCGGCGCCACCCCGTTTGTGGCCGGCGACGGCTTCACCATCACCGTGGTGGAAGTAACCGAGGTAGTGGCCGAGGTGGATTACACCAGCGCCACCTTCGACGAGATCGAGCTGCTCACCAACTCCGGCGAGGAATGGTACCTGCTGTTCGAAGGTGCCAACGCCGTGGGCGAGAAGGGCAAGTTCAACGCCCACTACTGGCGCGTGAAGTTCAGCCCGACCGAGAGCCGCGATGTGCTCGGCAACGAGGATTTCATGACCTTGACCGTGCGCGCCGAGGTGCTCCGCGAGGACTCCCGCGCCACCAGTGATGCGAAATCGGCCTACGGCAAGCTGCAGAAGCAGCGCGTCACGCCGTGACCTAACGGCTGGAGATGGGCTAGATTCCCTCCCTGTTATAGGAGGGAATCGGTATGCACAAGCTGCTCGCGCCACTGGCGCTCCTGCTGGCCTTGCCTTGCTTCGCTGCCGACTTTATCGGTGGTGGTGAGCGCGTTCTGGCTGTCAGCCCGCTGGATGAAACCAGGATGGCTATTTCCATCCAGGGAGAGAAGTCGCCTGATAGCTACGTAGTGGATTGTATTGGGGCGACATGGGGCTACGAGGGCGGCACGCTGCAGCCTGTAAAGGCTGACCAACGCTCTCAAGCCATAGCTGAGCGGGCGTGCCGGGATGTGGCGTTCAAGGCGGAGCTGGTGAAAGCTACGGGATCCTGGCGATCGGCAGTCCCGGTAAAGCAGAAGCCGGCAGCGTCTAGTCAGATCCGCCCGGTTTCGTCGCCACCGAAACCTCCTGTGCCGGATAGCATCTTCTCCAATTACACCAGGGAGCATTACCCCAAGACATACGCTCAGTGGGGTTCTGATGGTGTAGAGCAAATCGCGCTGCTCGAGCGGCAGGCAGCCGAGCACGTATCCAAGGCGCGTGTGTGCTCCGTTGTTGAATACGTCGGCCTTTCGGAGCAACACAGCAGGCCACCGGTAGAGCCCGTGGTGTTCGTCGACTGCGAGAGTGGTTACCGCTTCTACATCAGCAGCCGAGACCTCGGCTCCCCGCCTAACTCTCTACCGTTTAAACGAACAAAGTGAACACAATCGAATCTCCACTAGCCCGCATCTGCGGGCTTTTTTGTGCCCGGAGCAAACATGACTGAGTTGGGGAAAGTGGTTGCACGCCGCATCGGCGGAATTGAAGTGGTTTGCCGCGAGCTCACAGTGGGGCAACTGCGCGGCATGCTGCAGGCCGACATCGAAGGCGACCTGATTTCGGACTATCTGTTCGAGGAGGCCCGTCTGGTCGACCTGCTACAGCTCACCAACCTGTCGCGCGAGCAGATCGATTGCCTGCCCCCAAGCGAGCTGAGGCACGTTGTTGAAGCGTGCCGGGAGGCTAACCCTGATTTTTTCGGGATGCTGGCCAGGGCGGCCAGAGTTCGGCTGGCTTCGTTGGGCAATTAGACAGCGCGATTTGCGCACTGATTCGCCTGGGGCACCACCGGGTACTCGACTACCCCTGGTCTCTGTTCAAGCGTTCACTTAAGGCATAACCCATGGCAGAAGTTGAACTACGTGTAACGGCCGACCTAGATTCGGCTATGCGCGAGGTTGCCGGCTTCCGCAAGGAGTATGCCGAGCTGGTCAAGCAGGTTGAGAAGCCGCTGCGCCAGGTCAATGCGACCCGAGCACTGGAGAGCGCTCTGGAGTCCACGGGCGCGCAGGCGCGCCAGGCCAAGCAGCGTCTCTCTGAGCTGCAGGCGGAGCTTATCCGTACCGACAACCCGACGAATCGGCTGCAGGAGTCGTTCCGAGCGGCGACGAAGGAACTGCAGCGGCTTGAGCGGGTAGAGGCCCAGCAGGCCAATCAGCTGAGCCGTATGCGAGCCGAGCTGCAAGGCGCCGGGGTGGACACAACCCGTCTGGCGGCCGAGCAGCGCCGGCTTAATGCGGAGCTGACTGGGGCCCTTAGCGCTGGCCGTGGCGATGCAGCAGCCCGGGGCATTCGTGAACGAGCGGCGGCGCTGAAGCAGCAAGCAGTTGCGCAGCGCCAGGCCAACCAAGAGGCAGCCCGCGAGAATCTCGGGGTCAACCGTTACCGCGCCCTGCAGGCGGAGATCCGCCTGGCCAGCCAGCAGTACGAACTGTTACGCCGCTCAGGAAAGCTCAGTATCCAGGAGCTGTCAGTTGCTCAGCAGCAGCTGACTCAGCGTATTCGCGAAAGCAAGACCGAGCTCAAGGAGCTGACCAGCGTCCAGGGCGGCGGCGGTGGCTTTGGTGGATTAGACGCTGGCAGGTTTGCCGGTGTGGCGGCCGGTGTGGCTGGCGTTGCCACCCTGGCAACCCAGTACGCTTCCGCTGTCGACCCGATCAAGCAAATGAATGCCCAGCTCAAGCTGGCGACTACCTCGCAACAGGAGTTCGCCCAGGCCCAACAGGATTCTGCTCGGATCGCTGATCTAGCGCAGACACCGCTGACTGATACCGCCACCTTGTACGCTCGCCTGGTTCCGCCTCTACGTGATGTGGGCCGTAGCCAGCAGGATGCGGCAAACGTCACCGAGGCGTTTGCCTTGGGCCTGAAGATCAGCGGCACATCTGCGCAGGGGGCTGCTGGCGCGATCCAGCAGTACTCCCAGGCGATAGGAAGTGGTGTGTTCCAGGCTGAGGAGTACAACTCCGTTGTCGACGGCAACATCCGACTGATCCGCGCCTTCTCGGAGGAGCTGGGGGTGACTGTTGGCGAGTTTCGAAAGATGGTGCTCGCCGGCGAGATTACGTCTGACGTGCTGGCTGACCTCTCTACCAAGGTGCTGCCTAAGCTTCGCGCCGAGGTGGAGAGCATGCCTGACACCTGGGCTGGAGCAACTACCCGCCTGAACAACTCGTTCCAGCAGCTGCTCGCCGGCTTCGACCAGAGCACGGGCGCCTCGCAGAAGCTGATCGACAAGATCAACAGTCTTGCGAACTCAATGGATCTGCTGGGCTCCGGCAGTACGAAGAAGGTCGCGGTGGGAGTGGGTAACGCCACCAACGAGTTCGCCAAGCTGGTTCCGATGCTTAGCACTGTTGCGCTTGGGATTGAGCACCTGGGCATGCTGACCGGCGTCGGCACATTCGCAGAGAACGCCGAAGAGCTCGCAGCGAAAGAGGGCACAGCCCTCGACGCTCGCGTCACTCAGTTCGATATGCATGCAGCAGAAATGAAGGCTCTCCAACAGCGCTCTGCCGCGGACGCCCGAGAAATTCTGGACCAGCAAGTCGAGGACACCGAGGCGGCCCTGAAGAAGCAGGTTGCCGCAGAGCGCAAGGCCGCCAGTGAACTGGCCAAGGCCAAGCAGGAGCAGCTCAATACCCAGAAGCGCTACAAGGACGCGCTGGCCAGCCTCAACGCGGGGCCGGCCCAGGAGGCATCCTACGGCCAGGCCAGCGCTCTCAAAGCTGGCGCTCGACAGGCGCTGCAGGCCGGCGATGTTGAAGAGGCCAAGCGTCAGGCCCAGGCCGCGCTGGCAATACTGCAGGAACTGGCGGAGGCCGGAGCGAATACCTACGGATTCGCAGGCTTCATGAAGGAACTTCAGGCGATCGAGGAGTCCGCAGATCAGAAGGGTATCGAGGATGCCCAGGTCAAGCTGGATGCGGCAAAGCAGGCCGCGTTGCAAACCAAGGCCGCGCTCGAGGAGCTGAAGGACATAAAGGTCGCGCCGACCCTGGACGCTGAGGCGCAGCAGAAGCTGCTGAACGACCTGGCGGCGCTGGCCAAGCAGGCCGCGGTGATCATGACCGTTCCGGTTACGCCAGTGTCTGCGCCAAGTGGCGGCACCGTTGACCCGTCCGTGCCAGCGGCCGCCACCGGCGGCATCCTGCGCGGCCCTGGCACCGGTACCAGCGACAGCATCCTGGCCCGCCTGAGCAACGGCGAGGGCATCCTGAATGCCCGTGCCGTGCAGCACTATGGCGCCGGTGTGGTCCACCAGCTCAACCGATTGCAGCTTCCGAAGTTTGCCTCGGGCGGTGTGGCGGGTGCCGGCATCTCGCTGCCGGCGATCCCGCCGCTTTCTCCCGCGCTGCAGGCCCAGCTGGATGGCCCCAGCTTCCCCGACCTGGGCCGGATGGAGCTGGCCCTGGGGGGCGAGAGCGTCAGCGTGTATGTGGAACACGGCCAGGCCGAGAGCCTGAAGGCCTTGCGGCTGAAGTTCGGCCGCACTGCTCGGTAACGCGCCTCGCCTACGGCGAGGCCGCCCAATTTGGAGTACTCATGTCGCTACCCGCACTCAAGCTCGGTGGTGTGGTCATTCCGCGCCTGCTCGCCGGCGCGCCCGAGCTCTCCGTGGAGGGCGTGGAGGGCGCCAGTACCGTGCGCATGAGTCTCGGCGCCCTGGTGAAGATGACTCACTGGAGCGGCAAGGCGCGCGGCAGCATTTCCGGCAACGGCTGGATGCCGCCTGGGTTGGATGGCCTGGACTACAGCCAGGTGCTCGAGCTGCTCTGCACCCAGCAGGAGGCGGTCAATACCACCGCCACGTCCATTGCCCTGCCCAGTACACCGCGGCAGGACTACGCGCCGTGGGTGATTGCTCACCTAGGCACGGAAACGGTGAAGCTGCCGTGCACCTACGTGGACGGAGTGGCAACCGTGGCGCCGCTGCCCGGCGCCGAGCTCTACACGTTCTGCTGGCTGCCCATGTACCAGGTGTTCGCCACCAAGCCGCCGAAGGGGCTGAGCGCTGGGCAGAACACCCATAGCTGGCAGCTCGACTGGGAGCAGGTCTGATGCTTGGCGGTGCGCCGCTGGGCGCGGTGCCGCTGGGTGGCGTGCTGGGTGGCGGGGCCTATGACCCTGTGCAGGTTGGCGGAGCGAATGCGATTCGCTGGGTGCCGCGCCTGATCGTTGGCGGTGTGGATTGGACGGCGCGCCTGGTTGGCGCCCCCACGGTGGATCGGGAGGAGGGCGCAGCCGGCGTGTGCTCCTTCGAGCTGTGCCTGCCGGCCGGGCCGGTAAGCCCAACGGACTGGAAGGGCCGCCCGATCAGCCTGGACTACATCGGCACCATGGCTGGGGAGACGGTCGAGCAGCGCCTGTTCACCGGGCGCATTGCCGACCCAACGTGGGACCGTACCAGCCGCACGCTTTCCTGCGACTGCAGCGACCAGCTGCAGCAGCGCGTTGAGGCGATGGAAGTGGCGGAGATTGATGCGCTGGTGGGGGGCTTCTGGTCTGAGGATGCCTTTGAGCCTGTGCTCGGCCGCAGTCGCTGGGACTATGCGCAGGAGCGCTTGAGCACCCGCCCGGCTTCGATGGACTGCGACGCCTACGGCAATGTGCGCGTAACAAGCTGGTTCACATCCGCGCCGCACTACGAGTTCGGCCCCGGAAGCACTGTCTACGAGAGCCTGGATGTGCAGCTGAGTGACCTCAGCGTGCAGATCAATACCGTCGCCATCGAGGGCGACTACCGCCTGCATCGCCTGTGGCAGCGCAACGCCACGTATTTCTGGGAACACCCAGATATCGGGGACTTCATCGGCGAGCAGGCGTTCTGCACCTGGCTCGACCACTCCTCCGAGCTGCCGACCAAGGAGATGATCGAGAGCGCGGTGGGTGGTGGTGGGCAAACGGTGATCGGTCGGAGCTATCAGGTCCTGCCGCCCAGCGGCACCTATTGCTCGCCACCTGTGGGCTATGCCGCGCCGGGAAACCACGCGGAACTGGTGCTGCGCGCCAACGTGATCGGCGCCCGCCGGTGGAACCAGTCCGTCACCGAGCAGTACAGGCTGACGGTGGTAGCCGAGGCGAGCGTTGCCGCGGTTGGCGAGGTGATCGAGCGCCAGGGCGGCGCGGTGGAAGTAGAAAGCGAGCTGGCCGATGACTGGGAGTCCGCCCCGATCACCGGCGGCGAGACCTCCCACATCGATGTGCGCGACGAGCCGCGGCGTGTGGCGCTGCTAGAAACATTGCTGAACCAGGCGGCCACCACCATTATCGGCGCGCACCGCGGTACCCAGCTCAGCTGGGAAGTGCCGTGCAGCTGGGTGCAGGGCCTCGACCTGGTGCACACGGCGCGCCTGGACGACCAGGGTGCGCGGGCGGTGGGCAAGGTCGCCAGGCTGCAGCACCGGCTGAACCTCGAAAGCGGTGAGGCCATGACGACCGTCACGGTTGCGGTGATGCGCGGCGGCGGCTCGGAGAATGACGAGCTGTTGCCGCCGCCCTACAGCGAAACGGATGGCTCGGAGAACGGCGAGGGCGGTGAGGCGCCAGGCGGTTCGCTGCCCACGCAGCTGGCCGACGGGGTGGGTGACCCGCCCTACAACGAGACCCTGGACGGATTCTCGGGCAACTACAGCCAGACGTCCGGGGACTACCCGCGCCGCTTCCAGGCCACTGCAGACGAGGTCGCCGCCGAGCTGCGCGACGAGAACACCGTAGAGATAGCGGCGACCTACCGGGTCGCCATCCCCAACGATGAGCTGGAGCTGTACTGATGGCGCGATCGCAGGAGCAGAGCCGGCGGTCCATCGGCGCCGCCCTGACCGCCAGCCGCGGCTCGGGCGCCGGCATGGCCGCGCGGCGCCGCGGGCTAACGACGGTCAGCGACCTGAATAGCCTGGTGACGCCGCCCAAGCAGCGTAAGCAGCTGGCCGTGGTGGAGCCGCGCGGCGCGGTGCCGGCCACGCAGGGGCGTGCCGATTACACTCCGCCGCCTACCACCACCGGTGGCATTGCCAGCCCTCTGACCGAGACGGAGTACGCGGCGCGCCAGTACTACACCGAGCGGACCATCACCAGCTCCGACGGGCTGCTGTCGATCCGCGTCAAACCCATCAAGCAGATCACGCAGACCGATGCGAATGACGCTGAGGTTGTGCAGATCTTCGCTGTGCCGCCGGTGCCCACGCCATGATCGATAGCTCTCTGCATCCGCTGGATGAGGTGGTGTTGTTCGGGCACACCGTCCACGGATTGATCAAGGGCAACGTCAGCGGCAACGTGTTGGTGGTCGACGGCGAGGAGTTCCCGGTGCCCGCTGACTACCTGCTGGGCCTCGCCGGCGATCCTGGCGTGGTGCAGGTAGTACGTCACCCCGAAGCAGGCCCGGTGCCGTTGGCTGAGGATGTTCTCGCGGCAGAGCGCGCCGAGGGCAGGGTGTGGCAAAACTACGCGATGGTGCAGCGCAACGGCATGCTGTTTGGCCGGGGCATAGGCGGCTGGATTCACATCGACAGCCTGGGCCGGCGCTGGGTGATCCGCCCAGGCTCCATGCCGGCGGCTGTGCCTGGCGCGCCATATACCCTCACCCTGGATTGCCGGCCGTTTGGCTACTTCGACGAAGCGCCAATGGAGGCGGTTAGCCTTCCAGTCACCTGCCCGGATGTGCAACTGCTCACGCCTGGGCCGCGCTTCGTGACCATCGAGACCGCTAACAGCGTCGGCAGCCGCTGCATTCTCAAACTCTCTACCAGCAGCGAGCTGCCCAGCGGCTTCCTTGAGATTTCAATGAGCGACGACGAAGGCGAGCTGGCCGCTACGCTCACCGTGCTGCGCAGCCACGAGGCGGTGCGCGGCACCTGGAATAGCTCGCACCCGGAAGGCACGGTGATCGGCGATCTGTTCCCTACCTACGCGCTGTGCCCGACCATCTCACTCGCTGGGGCTGTTGAGTCAGAGGGCGTGCCGTACTTCCCTGAAGGCGGCGGCACCGTAACGCTGACGGTCACCGGTGTGGAGGAGGTGGAGTCGTTCCGTACCACAGGGTTTGCGGCCTATGCCACCTACCGCAAAGGTGTGGTTGAGGCGAGCTGCGGCAGAGTGGGGCGCATCGTGGCTATGAGCTTCGATGAAGCTGACGTGCTGATCGAAACCACCTACGACACCGCGTACAGCTACAGCGGTTCGATGCCTGGCTGGTCTGGCAGCGCCGTTGGCTCGATGAGCAACTACGGCGAGGGGGAGTTCATCAATGCCACCGCCTGGGATGTGGCGGTTACCCCGGCTGTCAGCGCTTCCCGCGTCATCAGCGAGAGCGTCAGCCAGACCCTGACCGTGCGGCGCGCCGGCAGTGCAGCTGTGCTCATCACCAACACCAAGAGCTACAGCGCGCCCCACAACATGGGCCTGGATCCACTGGCGTCTGGCGACTGGGGGTGGGCGTACATCGGCGGCTTCAATGACATCGCCGGGGTGGGCGCGCGTGGTACGGGGGTGACCTTCCCCAAGCTGGCAAACCCCACAGCATCGGTGGTGGCGACCACAGCCACCGCGGAGAAGGGCGGCCCGTGGCCGGCTGAGTGGACCACGGCGCCGACCTCGACAACCGGCGTCGGCAACCCTGAATACACCAGTGACCTGCCCCTGAACGACCCTGAGCGCGACGCGGACAACCTGGAAATGGCTTTCGGGCCGGTGGACTACCTGCTCAACCGGTCTGCTGGGGGCGGCACGGCCGTGTGGGAATCAGAGCCTGGTGTTGGAGTAGCGCTGGTCCGCGAGATCGCCTTGCTGTTCCCGCATGCGGAATTGCTTGCCCGGGGCGAGGAGGGCGCCGGCTTGAATGTCGCCTATCACCCGGTTGATCACGTTATCGAAGTCAGCCCCGAACCAACCATCGACGTCATCTTCGTCTGAGGCCACATGAACTTCATCAACAACTGGCAGCGCTCGATTGCGCTGGAAGCCGGCGCGACCTCGGCCGCCCTGGATCTGCCCGATGGCATCTATCAGCTTGTGTTGAGCGATGCGCTGGGCGCCGCCGCAACGGCTTGGGAGATTGTGCGCGCCACAGTCACCGGTGGTACGGCTGCGCTGCTGCGCGCCCAGGAGGGGACCGCTGACCAGGTGTGGCCAGCGGGCAGCGTTATCTACTGCTCCCTGACTGCCGGCCAGATCGCCGAGGTGTACACCAAGCTCGATGACCATGCCGCCCTCATCGCGGGGCTGGCTTCCCGAGTGCATGCGCTGGAGACCGTTGGGCTCCCTGAACATTCGGTGCGGGTAACTGCCGGTGAGTATGTGGAGCCGGGCCTCTCCCTGATTGGCCAGTTCCAGCAATCGGCCGACTTCGGCAGCTGCATCCCCGCGGTAGTGACCATCCCCGGTGTTGGGGATGTGCCGGTGCGGGCTGTGTATCTGACCCTCGAGGATGGCCAGCCGGTGTGGTTCACCGTCGAGTTGGTCGGCAACCCCTCGCTTACCCCCCTTGAATCGCTTGATGTCGAGGGGATCGGCTCGCTGCTGTTGAGTGCCGCGACCATTGACTGGAGCGAGTCGATAAACCGCACCGCCATCAGCTGGAGCGGTGTCTCGCACGATTGGGCGGACGGCGTGCAGCGCGTCGTGACATTCAACTTCACCTGACCTGGAGACAGCCGACCATGCAGCCGGCCCGCCAAGACCTGGCCGTCGTGCCAGGGGACACCTACCGCGACACCGTCCGGCTGATGCAGCCGGTATACGAGTACCGCAACATCACCGCCATCACCGGCGCGCCGGCACAGCTCTCCGTCCCCGCGCACGGCCTGGCCGTCGACTGGCCGGTATGGGTGCGCGGCGTGTCCGGCCTGCCGGAGCTGAACCGCGAGCCGCCGCGCACGCAGCCTTGGCTGGCCGCGCGGCTGGATGCCAACACCTTGAGCATCAACGCCGTGTCCGCAGAGGACGCGCGCCCTCAAGGCGGCCAGCTGATGTACCGGCCGCCGGTGGATCTGACCGGCAGCACCGTGCGAATGGCGTTCGCTGACGCCGCGGGAGAGGAACTGTTCGTTCTGCTGCACGGCGCGGGCCTGGAGGTATCCCCGGCCGGGCTCGTCACCCGCGAGCTCACCCCAGTGCAGACCGCGCAGCTGGTGGGCGAGTGGACGTATCGCTTCACCGTCACCTACGCCGACGGCGCCATGACCACCTACCTGGTGGGCGGCCAGAAACTGCCAGGAGGTGCCTGTGGGTGTTGACCTCATCGTGCTGGAGCCCGCTGCAGCCAATGCCGAGATTCAGCTGGAGACGCTGGTGGTTGTCCACCAGACCGAGCTCCAGCTGCTCACGGTCGGCGAGCAGGGGCCGGCAGGCCCTCCCGGCCTTTCCGGCAGCGCGCCACCGGGCGTTCCGTTCGGCTTCGGTGATGCGTCGCCGAGCCTGGTCCATACGTTCGCTGCTTCCGCAATGCTGGCCACCCTGCAGCTGGTGATCGAGGAACCCTTCGACGGAGTGGGCGCCGCGCTCCGGCTGCGCACGGACGATGGTCTGGTGCTGATGGAGGCCGACCAGAACGCCCCTGGCATCCCTGCGATGTTCGAAACAACGCCCGCCACGCAGCTGCCGGCGGGCACAGCCATCTATCTCGAAATCAACCCTGGAGCGGGCGCCACTACCGGCGCCGGCCAGGTCCTGCTGAACCTGCACTGAGGAATTACCAATGCGCTATCTCGATTTGCTCGGCACCCTCGGTGCTAAGTTCCAACTGGGCCTGGGCGGCATGCTGCTCAAATCCACCGGCGGCAAGATCCGCGCGCGCAACGCGGCCGACAGCGCCGACGCGCCGCTGGTGGGCAGCACGATCGAGGCCTCTGGCGACAGTCTGACCCTGAACGAGGATGCCGCGGGCAGCGGGGCGGACTGGAAGCTGACTATCAGCCGCAGGTCGACCGGCATGACCCAGGATCTGGAGTTCAAGATGCCGGCCGACTATGGCACTAACGGCTACTTCCTGGCGGGAGATGGCGCCGGCGGGCTGTCGTTCCAGCCGTCGGCGGCGGCAACCAACCTGGAGGCGACGGACACCACTAGCCTGGTGTTCGGCTCCAGCAGCCCGCTGGCCATGTTCACGTTGCCGGCCAACGCCGTGGTGATCAAGGTGCAGGTGGTGGTCGATACCGCGTTCAACGGCACGCCGTCGCTGTCGATCGGCGTCACGGGCACGCTCTCCAAGTACCTGGCTAGCACCCAGGTCGACCTGACTGCCGCTGCCGGTACCGTGTTCGAGGTGAGCCCGGGCCTGGCAGCGAATGGCAGTGCGGAGAGCCTGATTGCCACCTATGCCGCTGGCGGCGCAAGCGCCGGCGCGGCGCGCCTGCTGGTCACCTACGTCATCCCGAGCTGAGGCCTGGCCGATGCGTTTACTCTCTGACCTGGCTGGCACGCTGCGCACAGCGTTTCGCGTGGGCCGCAGCGCGCTGGATGCCAGCGGCCTGTCTGCGGCGCGCACGCATGCTCTGCCGGACAAGTCGGGCACGGTGGCGCTGCTCGACGATCTCGCGGCTTATGCCTTCGACATCGTGACGGTGGTGGCCACTGCCAACGGCCAGACCTCGTTCACCATCCCCGGCGGGTACACCGTGGGGGCGATCGTGGTGGCGCTGGACGGTAGCTTCCTGGCGCCGGTGCACTACACGGCGAGCAACGGCACGACCGTGGTGCTGGCCAGCGGCGATGCGGTGCTGATAGGCAACGAGTTGCTGCTCATGCGGTTCGCGTCGTTCGAAGTCGCCGATGCGATCACGGCCGCCACCCTGGGTTCGTACCTGAAGACCGTGGGTGGTAGCTCGCTGGTGGGCGCCGGGGATATCCCGGTGGGCATGGCCAACCCTATGACCACTGTTGGCGACCTAATAGTGGGTGGTACCAGCGGGGCGCCTGTCCGCCTGGCCGGCGCTAGTGGGGCAATGGAGTACTTGCGTCGCAACGCTGCGAACAATGGTTATGAGTGGGCTGCTGTCCCCAGTGTGAACGAGGACCAACTAGCTAGCGCCTGGGTGAACTTCAACGGCACCGGTACCGTCGCTATCCGGGACAGCCACAACGTAAGCAGCGTCACGGATAACGGAGTTGGTGACTACACCGTGAACTTCGCAACCGCTATGAACAACGCGAATTACGCGGTTTCGTTGGCAGCTACTGGTCCGTCATTGGCGAATGCGCAGGGTATTAGCCCACAACTTGATGCGTCTACTTTGCCAGGCGTTGGGGCGGTACGAATCAATCATAAGATTGCCAACTCGGTAGGCGGTGTCGATCCGACGACGTTCTGCGTAACCATCCTTGGAGGAAAGTAATGGGTAAGCGCATTGTCTATCAGCTGCCTGAGCAGCCCGTCGCAGTGCTGATCCCGTGCGACTGCGGCCTGACGCTCAAGCAGATCGGGCAAAAGGATGTTCCAGTCGGCGTGCCGTTCTGGACCGTCGACGCCGCTGAGCTGCCTGCGGACAGGGCGTATCGCAACGCATGGAGACTTGACCCAGCTCAGCTCGGAGAACCCGCAGGCATTGGTGGCACATGCGTGACGGAGGCTCGCGATGATAACGCTTGAACCGAGCATCCAGGCCGAGATCGACCGCATTGCGTTCAAGGAAAAGCGCGGCGCGGCCGTAGCTGCCATCAAAGTGACAACGCAGGCCGGCAACACCTTCGACGGCGACGAGCGCAGCCAGGGGCGTATGGCCAGGGCGATCCTCGTTTTGCAAGACGAGCCTGTCGGAACGCTGACTACTTGGGTGCTGGCTGACAACACCGAAGCACAGGTCGGGCTCGACGAGCTGCGCGAGGCCTTTAAGCTCGCCGGCTTGGAACAGACGCGCCTTTGGGTATTCCAAGGAGGTGGCCAATGACCTCGCGCGTTCTAGCCAAACTGGCACCGCTAGCGGCGTTGCTCGGCCTGCCGTCCGATACCAGCAAGCAATATGCCTATCGCCCAGCGACCGGTTGGGAAGAGATAGCTGGCGGCAGCGTGGCCGATATCCCGCAACAGTTGATCGACGGGCGTTGGCGTTACACCACCGCGGAGCAGGACCTTGGCGCCGGCTACGACCTCGCCGTGTTCTTCCCAACGGCGGTGAACACTGCAATCAGTACCGCGTTCAATGGTGCCCTGGCTGAAGGCGCTGGGTGGGAGACGGTGGGCGGTGGCGCAGGGGCAGGGGCCACTCGCGCCAACGCAAACGCCGCCATCCTGTTCCTCAATACAGGCACCACCGCCACAGGCCAATGCGCGCTGGGATACAAGCGCACGCTGGGCAACAACATCTGGGAAAACGACAACTCGGGCGCGCCGGCGTCGTTCGCGCGGCCCGACTTGACCGGGTTCTCCGGGCGGGGCGTGCTGCTGTTGGATAGCCTGAGCACGGCCGCTCAAGAGTATGTTGTGATGATGGACGTTGGCCCAGAGGCCTGGGCGTTCACGTCCAACCCGTCTTCGCTCGGCCTGGTCCAGCTGATGTACCAGCGCACCGCCAGCGCCAACTGGCGCATCCGCTATTGCGACACGAGCGGCACGGTGAAGTACCTGGACACCGGCATCGCCGTGGCGGCCAGTACCATCTACCGAGTGTCAATCAAAGGCATCAAGCAGCCGGACAACACCTACACGATCAGCATCGACATCAACGGCTCGACCTTCAGCATTACCGACAGCTACCTCAATACCAGCGGGTGGCGCGCCGGCGCGGCGATCACCAGGGTTCTGACTGTACCGACGGTGACTCTGGTCAAGACCGCTGGCACGACATCGGCTGCATTGCAGGTCAGGCTGTTCGCCTTCAGCTTCGCCCATTAGCGACGTGGCTAGGCGCTGGCGTAGGTGAGGTCGAACCCCGGCCCTGCTGGCTCGCCCTCTGCCGGCTCGTCTTTCCGGTAGATGTTCAGGCAATCCGGCGCCTCGATGTTGAGCCGAACGCCGGTAGCCTGCTTGCTGGCCAGCGTGATGGTGATGCCATCGCGCAGCTGCGCGATCAGCTCCTCCGCAGTGGTGCCCTCCACCAGTTGCAGGACGATCTGCTGGCCGACATTGCGTTTCAGTGAGAGTCCCATAGCGCCTCCTTGCGTTGAGTGGCAGCAGCATAGCTGAGTCTCTGGAGTTCCATGTGCTGGCAATTAGCCATGCTGCGACTAGGATTGATTTCTGCCGGGCCCAGGAGGGCCCATTCAAGGAGCGATGAGATGAAAGCACTATTGCTAGTCACATGTGTGCTTATGGCCGGATGTGGTTCGCGGCTGGTTGTTTCGGACAATACCAATGGATTGCCGGTCCCAGAACCGGTGCTGATGAAAGTCATCACCACTACAAGTTATGAAGTCTCACCCACGGCTAAAGATCCGACGAACGCTCCCGCTTTATGCGCGAGGAAAGTGCGGAAAGAGGATTTCAAATACATGCCTTTGGGTAAGGTCAGGTACGTCAACTTCCAACGCGGTTGGCTTACGAAAAGCGAGTTCAAGGTTGAGTACACCGACGCTGGGACCTTGAAATCCGTCTCGCTCAACTCAGATCCTGCCGCCGCTATCGAGGCCTCGACCGGGTTGCTGTCCGCTGTACTTCCATACCTTGGAAAGCCGCAGTTTGAGGCGAAGGACGTTACGGAAGAGCAGAAGCGGGCAGAGAACTGTTTGATCGCCGGTACCTCGATTGAGGTTGAGAATCTCACTATCGGCCAGTGATCCGAGCTCGCCCAATCCAAGCCCGCCTAGTGCGGGCTTTTTCATTTCTGGAGAGGCACATGACCCCGAGAGAGATCCGTCTCGGCCCCATCGCCGAGGCGCTATTGCTGCTGCCTGCGAAGATGACCAGCGTGCTGGCCGAGCTGCAGCTGCTGACCTCCACGCTGCAGGAAGACCCGGAGCAACACCGCCGCCAATGGCCCACCGGCCCGGCGCGCGGGCTTTGGCAGTTCGAGCTGGGTAGCGAGAAATCGCGCGGCGGGGTGTGGGGCATCTTCTTGCACCAGGCCAGCCGAGAGCCGCTGCGCGAGTTGTGCTCTGCGCGCGGTGTAGCGTTTGAGGCGGCCGCAATCTACAACCGCCTTCAGCATGACGACGTGCTGGCCGCCGGCTGTGCGCGCCTGCTGCTGTACACGGACCCGCACAAGCTGCCGGCGATCGGCGACGAGGAGGATGCCTGGCAGCTGTACCTGGACACCTGGCGACCTGGTGCATACACCAAAGGCACAGCCGAGAAGCGCGCCGAGCTGCGGCATAAGTGGGCCAAGAACTACGCCGCTGCCCTGAAGGTCTTCCAGTGATCGCCTGGGTGAAGCTGGTTCCTAGCTGGGCCTGGGCGCTGCTGGGCGGTCTGCTGCTGGCCGGCCTGGTCGGCGGCGCGCAACAGCTGCGGGTGATCGGGTTGCGTGGGGATGTGTCGGATGCTCAAGCGGCGCAGGCCAAGGCCGAAACGCGCCTGAGTGACTATCGGCTGGAGGTATCGGAGCGCGATCGCCGCGCCGCCGCTGCAGCCAGAGAAGAGGAGCGCCGCCGGCAGGTGGCCGTAGACGAGGTAGAGGAAGATGGGCAACGGAAACTTGCCGCTGCGCGCGGGGATGCTGCTGATGCTGCTGGGGCTCGTGACCGGCTGCAGCTCGAGGTCAACCGACTGCGCGCCGGCCGCGCAGCCACCTGCAATACCATCGCTGCCCAGCAGCGCCAGGCAGGAGACCGAGCTTTCACTGTGCTCGCCGACCTGTTCGAGCGCGCTGACCACAGAGCGGGAGAGCTGGCGGCAGCGCTTGACCGAAGTCGAGTAGCCGGCCGGCAGTGCGAGGCGGCCTACGGCGCTGTGCGTGGCGGGTAGTCGCCCCGTACAATCGCCGGCCATATCAGAGCTGGAGTTTGTTGATGCTGCTCATCCGGATGAAACACGGGTCGGCTTACCACCTCGATCGCAAGCTGAGCGAGGCGGGCGGTTGGGGTGTGTGGGATTTCCACCGGTCCGCCAGCACCTACACCGTGGACCATGGCCGCACGACCTACCGCTACGCCCGCATCAGGCCAGCAGATCCGGCAGACGGCAAGACCGTCGAAGTCTTCCTGATGCAGTCACCCACCGCTCCGGAGGAAACCTGGATTGCGCGGGGAGAGGGCGTGGTCAGCATCCATTCGAACTGATCAGGTCAGGATGACGGGCACCCGCTGAAGCAGTTCCGGGTACTCGTTCTTGAAGTTGCCGACGTCGGTGCTGACCGGGTATGCCTCGAAGTCTTCACGGCTCAGCGCGATCGCGCTGTGCACTTGCTCGGCCGACGTCGACGGGGAGAGCCACAGATCGAACTGCTCAGGCGCCAGGATGACCGGCATTCGGTGATGAACAGCCGCAACCGGGCCGGCAGCCTCCTTCGTGATCAGCGCGCAGCTGAGCACATCCTGACCCTCGGGGCCTTTCCACACTGACCACAGCCCGGCTATCGCCAGCACTTCGTCGTTGGCCGCGTGGTGGTAGTAGGGCTGGTTGACGATCTTGCCGGCGCGGTTCCGCACCTGTTGGTGCTCGTTCCACTCATACCAGCCGGCTGCTGGCATCAGGCAGCGCTGCCGGCGAATAACATCCCGCCACATCGGCTTCGTTGCTGCCTCTTCGCTGCGCGCATTGAAGCTCAGCGTCGGCGGCTTCGGCTGCTTCCACCAGTGGGGAATCAGGCCCCACCTCCCAGACACGACCTCCTGCTGCCCTTCGTCGTTCAGCAGGACCAGCGGCACCTGCCGGGTCGGTGCCACATTGAATCCCGTCCGGATCCACTTCCCTACGTTCCGCGCGCCGATGTGCCAGCGACGCTCCATGGCTGCTTCATCTGGTGTGACGTATCGACCGCACATAGCTCACCTCCGGTGCCGAGGAGGTTAGCCGAGCAGAAGCGGAGCGGTCAGGTTTCTTCCCCAAAACGCATACGCAAGTGATTGATTCAATTGGTGCGGGAAACCCTGCAAAGCATCGCGTTGCGCGAGGCTATTTCGTGTGCAAGGCCTTGATAGATATGGAAAATCAGCCCTCTGAAATGGCGTCACACGCTTTTATGCCGTAGAGGGTGTAGGACATCGGGGTTCCTCGCGGGGGCGGTCGGCCCACTGCGCTTGCATTGCGTAAAACAGGGGTGGCGATTATGCCATGTCGGACCAGCGACAGCCCGGCATGCTGCCGGAAGATCATTTCACGATCTTTTCACTCGTGGCCGGGCAGGGTGAGCTTGACGCTCCTACTGCCCGGCCCTCGTGCCGGGCTTCTTTTTTTCGGCTATCAGCCCTGGACGAAGCGGCGAATGCGTTCGGCGGCTTCGATGCATTCGGCCAGCGGCGCGACCAGGGCCAGGCGCACGCGGCCGGCTCCCGGATTCTCGCCATTCACTTCACGCGACAGGTACGAGCCCGGCACCACGGTGACGTGCTCGCGGGCGAACAGCTCGCGGGTGAAGGTGGTGTCGTCACCCGGGGTCTTGGCCCATAGGTAGAAGCTGCCGTCCGGGCGCTGCACGTTCAGCACCGGCTGCAGGATCTCCAGCACGGCGTCGTACTTGGCGCGGTACTGGTCGCGGTTGGCGCGTACGTGGGCCTCGTCCTGCCAGGCGGCGACGCTGGCCAGCTGGGCCTGGATCGGCATGGCGCAGCCATGGTAGGTGCGATACAGCAGGAAGGCCTTGAGGATGTCGGCGTCACCGGCGACGAAGCCGGAGCGCAGGCCCGGCAGGTTGGAGCGCTTGGACAGGCTGTGGAACACCACGCAGCGCTTGAAGTCGCTGCGGCCCAGCTCGGCGCAGGCGGTCAGCAGGCCGGGCGGCGGATTCTCTTCATCGAAGTACAGCTCGCTGTAGCACTCGTCGGCGGCGATCACGAAGTCGTGCTCATCGGCCAGGGCGATCAGTTTCTTCAACTGCTCCATCGGCACCAGGGCGCCCGTTGGGTTGCCCGGCGAGCAGAGGAAGAGGATCTGGCAGCGCTGCCAGACTTCGGCCGGCACGGCGTCGAAGTCCGGGTTGAAGCCGTTGTCTTCCAGGCATGGCAGGTAGTGCGGCTCGGCGCCGGCCAGCAGGGCTGCGCCTTCGTAGATCTGATAGAACGGATTGGGGCTGACCACCAGGCCTTTGGCCTCACGGCTCACCACTGTCTGGGTAAAGGCGAACAGCGCCTCGCGGGTACCGTTGACCGGCAGCACGTGGCGGGCGGCATCCAGCCAGCCGGCCGGCACGCCGAAGCGGCGCTCGCACCAGGCGGCGATGGCTTCGCGCAGCGCCGGGATGCCCAGGGTGGTCGGGTACACGGCCAGCTGATCGAGATTGTCCGCCAGGGCCTTGGCCACGAAGTCCGGCGAATTGTGCTTGGGCTCGCCGATGGACAGGGCGATCGGGCGCTTGTCCGCCGGCGGAGTAGCGCCGGCGAGCAGGGCGCGCAGCTTCTCGAAGGGGTAGGGCTGCAGCTGGGTCAGGGCGTGGTTCATAGCGTCTCTTTCTTGCGGGGCGGGCCACCGGCTGTGCCGGGGCCCGGTTCAGATACTGATCGAGCCGAGGTTGACGGTCTCGCCGTTGGCCTGCGACAGCTGCTGGACGATGGCGTCCTGCAGGCGCGCGCACAGCTCCGGGTCGGACAGCGGCTGGTTGTGTGCGTCGGTGATGAAGAACACGTCTTCCACGCGCTCGCCGAGGGTGGCGATCTTGGCGTTCTGCAGCGACAGGTCGAAGTCGAGGAAGATCTTGCCGATCCGCGCCAGCAGGCCGGGGCGGTCCGGCGCGGTGATCTCCAGCACGGTGACCGGGCGCTGGGCGTCGTTGTGGATGGTCACCTGCGGGGCGAAGGCGAAGTGCTTGAGCTGGCGCGGCACCCGCCGCTGGATGATGTTCGGGTAGTCGTCCGGGTTCTTCAGCGCTTCCACCAGGCCGTCGCGGATCTCCTTGATGCGCGCCGGGTTCTCGCCGATGCGGCCGCCGTCGGCGTCCAGGACGATGTAGGTGTCGAGGGTGAACTGGCTGGTGGAGGTGATCACCCGGGCGTCGTGGATGTTCAGGTTGAGCTGGTCCATGGCGGCTACGGTCACGGCGAAGAAGTCGTGTTGGTCCGGGGCATAGATGAAGATCTGGGTGGCACCCTCGAACTCGCGCTGGGCGGTTTCCTTGATCAGCACCAGGGGG